TACCAGTTGAGGTCTTGAATAAACGGGGGGGGTGTCGATTGCATGGCTTTACCTCCTTACAAGTCGCACGCTAAGTACAGTGCGTTGATGCCTGTCGCAGTAGTGCTGGTTGTCAAGATTCTTGATGTGTTGATCCGCACAGTTTGTCCAGCGGATAACCCAGTCAACACCGCTGTGCCTCCGCCCGCCAAGTTGACGTTGACATTTCCCGCACTCGTGACGTTAATCGCAAAACAAGGGCCGTTAGGTAAGTCTGTTGAGTCGCTGGTGGTGACGGCTTCGCCGGTCAGTTCTCCTTGTTGGGTAATTTCTTTCGTATAGTTTTGTTTACCAAATAGCAAGTTGGGCATGATTAAAACTCCTTAGGTGTAGCCGCTAAACGCGGCGGTTGCATCGGTTAAAAGGCTGGGATCTGTGGTTTTTGCGCTGGCTAGTTTCTGTGCGGTATCCGCACCTTGATTCATCATGGCCGCTTGAGTTGCTTGTTGCTGGGCTTGGGCGCGTTGCTGGCGCAAGGCCGCTACTTTGTCATCCCCTAGCAAGATCCGAGGATCAACGCCCAGCGAATCGGAATATATGTCAGTCAGTTTGTCGCCGTCGATCTTGTCCAACACTTCCGGCTTGAACTGCGCCACCGAGCCGATCGTGCCAATAAAGCGGTCAATACTGTTAGTGCCAACGGCTTTTTGCGCTTGGGCCAACATACTGACCAACTCGACGTTGATGTCGTGGCCTTGCATCGCTTCGGGTGGAGGTGGCACGATACCGGCCGCCATGATTTGATCGAAGGTAATCTCGATCAACGGATCCAGTAGCTCGTTTTGTAATCGTTCCAGCACAGGGCCGAGCATCAATAGCTTTTCTTCGTGTCGTTCTGCCACTTCGGTCGCGGTCATTCTGGCATCGGACTGATTAGCCAACATCAGAAAAAGATCCGCATAGAAAGATCCCTCTATGCGGTGCCGTACGTCTTGAATATCAGCGAGCAGGTGGGACAGGTCGAGGTTCACTTCGAACGCGGTTTTAACGCCCTGGCTTCCACCAGCAACGTCAACATAAGTCACACCACCTGGTAAGCGTTCAACGTCACGGTTTTTCATGGACGTTGGCACTTGCAAAGGTGGGTTGGTTTTGTAATCGATGCCTTGGGCTTTACGCAATTGTTCGTGTTGCAATTGCTTAATATCACCTAAGGCTTCCATGCCTGGGCTGTTGCCGTAGATGTCGCCACCCGAAGTTGCCCAGCGCGGACAAACAGCAGGGAATCGGTTAAAGCCAGACTCGCGCAGGTAGGTGTTTGGGTTTGATCCAACTTCAAAGTAGACCGAACGCCAAGGCATATTCAAATCGTCTTTTTTGTTCGGATCACGATCGGCGCGCGGCTCTATCGCATGAATGATAGTGATCCATTGATCCAGTGATCCGCGTTCAAACATCGAACGTGTGGACGGCGACACCTTGTCGATGCCGAACTCTTCGACTACTTCGTGAACGGTCTTTTGAAATTCGCGATAAAGCGTGGTGACTTCGCCTTTCCAGTTGGTAGCAATAGCGTATTCGCCAATGGTGAGCGGGAACAGGTGAATCACGTTATCAAAGTCGGGCATCACCAAACAGGACGCGGTGCCAAAGGTGCCAAGCTCTTCATACATCGCGTGCAACGCGCGGTAAGTGTTGGACTTTTGGAATACGGTCAACATGATGTTGGTGACTTCATTGAGCCACTGCTTCACCTCTTGGGATTCCATCATGGCCGGATCATTCGTAGCCAAGCGAAACCACGGACGTGCTGGACTGGTAAGGCCCGACATTAAGCCCGCAGCCAATACGCGCAGCGCACGGGTGCCGGTGTTGTCATAGATGTAATTGTGGCGGCGCTGGCCCCGGTTGCGATCCTGTATGAAATACCGGCCAGAACGCGGCAACAAGTAGTCAGACAGTTCTTTCCAATGCGGGTACCAGGTAGCCCGTTCGGTTTTGAGCTGCCCCCAACGAGTGAGCAGCTTATCTCTTGGCGGCGTCTGCTTCATTTACGAACCCAATAGTGTGCTTTTGCCCAAGGTCAACGCGCTTGGATCAACACCTTGCGCACCGGTCAACATCGTGCCGGACTGTCCGCCCTTGCCCGCTTGTTGCGCGGCAGACAAAATGGCCGAGGTATCCGGCTTCTTTTGGTTGGCGCGGTTAAAGTCTTGATCGGCTTGCGCGGCGGTTCTGTCCGCGTTGGCTTGCGCTTGTTGCATTGATTTCTTGGCAGCGTCGGCTTGATCTGCACCTTGCATTGCACTGACACCAACACCAGCAACGGCGGCAGCGGCCGCGACTCCTATTGCAACTCCAGACATGGGCTTACTCCAGTATTCAGTTTGTTAAATTCTTGGCGAGTCGTTAATTGCTCGGCCTCGTCGGTAAATTCGTTTTCCGCTTCTTCAATCGTGCTGGCGCTAGTAGCAAACAACATCGTGAAGTGCGTATCTTCAAGGGCCAATGCCGCTTGCTTTCTGCCAGGTGCGCCCGCGATCACGCGATACCCTTGCACATCAACCGTGTCATCCCCGATAAACACCTTGGCATGGCCGCTGACGATCAACGTGGTGGGGATCTTGATAAGCACTCCCATTACCATGACCCCGGCCGGTACGAACGCGGTGCGGGTGTACACGCCATCGTGCAAACTGTGCGTGATCTCGATGTCCACTTGCGGTAGTGCTTCCATCGCGCGGTGTAGTGCGTGCGCTTTGTCGATAGCCTCGCGGCTCATCGTTGGCAAGCCCATCGAATCGAGTACGCGTAGGCTCATCAGATCGTCTTGAAAAACAAGCGATTGGTTTCTTTAAAGCCCAGGATCGGTGCTGCTTTAGCCAAACGACTTTCAGCCGGTGCGCCGATCATCAAGCCCACTGCGCCGTGCGCTTTGGCCAAGTGCTTCATCGCTTCAACCATGCGCGCGCCGGTGCCAAAAGTGCGGTGTGCTTGATCGACAAAGAACACCATCGTCAAACCAACGATTGCGGCGTATTGCGGCGCGTAGTTCATATTGCACGCAATAAAACCGACCAATTGCCCTTGGCAAAACGCCCCAACGATCTTGAGTGATCCACTGGCTTCGAGCGCGTGGTACATCGCAATGTCGGGTTCGGGTGCGGGCATCTCGTCCAGTGCGGACTCGGCAGCATAGGCAGCGATCAAGGCTTCGTAGGTGGAAGCCTCGACGATGTCAGTAACGGTGCAGGGTTGGATAGTGATCTCGCTCATGGTGCCAAAGCCTAAGCGCACCATGAGACGGTAAGTGCATCAACCCGCGTAGGGATCGTAGTCGAGAATGTTGCGGCGTGCGTTAGACGATACGCCGTAAGGTAGGAAGGCGCGCTTGGGTGTGTCCATCAAGGCCAGGCAATACGCGCTGCCATAGTCAGGTGATCGGCCAATCTTAGCGATGATTTCTTCGCGACTGGCGACATAGATCGTTGATCCCGACAATGACCAGGTGGGCGCGCACAGGTCAGCCAATAGTCGTGGATCAGGTGGTAATGCAATGCCGGTGTTGTTGGTGGGATCGAGCGCCTCGCGCATCCGCCACCATAGTTCCGAGCGTTGATTCTTGAAATGCAAGCGCCCCGACTTATCCAAGCCGGTGGCTTTTTCGGAAACGTTCACGCCGATCACTTGTTGGTTGGTGTCTTTCAGAAAGTCGTAAGGCGATGCACCCACGCCGATCACGTCAATGTGGATCGGTGATTGGTCGCGGTTAGCCGCAATCACCAACCCCGCCACGGTAGGGCCGTCCGGTGTCGCGGTGCCTGGATAGACTAGCGGCACGTCAAACCACATACCATGTCGGCGTGCCAGGATCGTGCTATCGCGGCCACCGCGTGCCACGTCCACCCCGTGCGAGTCCATCGGTTCAAGTTTGGCAGGTCGCACCCAACGCGCTTGGGCTTCTTCCACCCATGCTGTCGGGATCACTTGCCAAGGATCGTCTTCTATTCCAGCCATGAAATCCCCGTAAAGCATCTGTGAGCGTAAAGGTTCCGGCAACGCTTGCAGCGTGGACATATAGCCGGTGTTCATCAAGTAAGGGTTATCCGATATGCGCGACGGAATAAACGTGCGTGACATCGGTTTGATCGTATCGTTGCCGTGAGCAAAAGGCGTACTGTCCGCACATTCGATCTCTTTACCATCGACCATCGCAAAGTAGCGCAGCTCACCAGGTTGTGCGGGGTTGGGATGCTTGGGATCTAGCCACGGCGCAAAGAACGTGATGATCCAACGGCCCTCTGCCGTGGTCGGCGGGTTAAACGTCAGTAGCGCCTGGCATTTTTGATTGGCATCAACCGAGCGCAACCACCCGAGCAACGCGCGTACTTGCGATTCCAAGAAGTTGGCCGCTTCGTCGAAGATCAAGAGGTCATGCGGTCGGCCTTGGTATTTGTTCCAGTCATCCACGTTGGGCGTAGAGCCAAACTCAATTTGCTTACCTGGCAGCCTCCAGATTCGTTCTGCGCCGTTAAATCCATCGCGGCTGCCCAGTAGCTCAGTAAATCGATCAACGATACCGGTGAGCTGCGTGGCTTCGCGGCGTAGCACCAATGTCTTTTGGTGGCGTGTTAAAGCCTTACCACAAGCCAAATCGGTTTTACCCCCACCGGCAGCACCACCATAGCCGATGATGTCCGCAGTGGATTCGTACGCGACGGTTTGCGGGCCGCGTAGTGGTCGCCAAAGCGTTTTGTCACTGGCAATCAGTTGATCGAGTTCTGCGAGTTCTGCCGGTGTGAGGTATTTGAGAAGGACTGGATCAAACGAGGTCGCTTGCATCGGCATCACGTCTGGTCTGGGCGTGGGCAAGAATCGCCGCCACTTTGGCCGCGCGCTCGGTGTCGTCGATCTGGACAGGGCCACCATCTGCACCGGTTAATTCTGTATGTATCCGGTCGCCGTACTTCTTAGGCGCGAGTTTGGCCGCGCGCCAACGCTTGGACGATAGCACCACGTTAGCGGCTTTAGGATCGACCGAGCCATCAAGCGTATCGCGTTCAATATCGGCCATTTCAGATTCCAAAACGTCCGCTTGTAAAGTTCTCGCGCGCGCGCACCTGCTGGCAAAATCATCGTTGGATTCCATCCACCGGCACACCGTCCGCCAATTCGGCATACTC